TTATTTCAGCCTCTTTATCGTTTTCACCAGAACACCGACGATCGCATAATCGCTATAGGACTTCACGCTGCTATCTGAATCTAATGAGATATTTGTAAACAACAAGTCGTCGTCAGAAACAAAAACTCGCCTTAAGCATATTGGGTAATTTTTCAGCTTAACAAGGACGATGTCACCATCACAAAATGGCTCCTTGAGGGAGATCACACAATACGTTCCACGGTCTAATTCAGGCGACAGTGAATTATTCGTTATCTCTGCCACAAACAGCGAATCGTCCGTCATGTCATCGACTTCCGTCGTATAGGTATCTGCCGTTCTGACCCTGTTGGCCAGAAAACGCTCTACATCGCTGTAGCTAATGAGCGGCAGCGATCTCACATTGTGTTTGGCCTCCCCTGTGACGCTTAAATCCTTGTCAGTCAGCTCCCCTACTTTTACGCTGAAAAATTCACCAATGGACGCAAGCGTGGCGATCGTGGGATTCCCCACCCCTTTCCTCAGATTATTGATGGTGGCAATACCTATCCCTGTTTCGCTGCTCAACCGACTGGCGTCAATCCCGTGCATGCGCATGAGGTAAGTGAGGTTTTCGCCTATCATTTTCAATGACATACCATTTTCTTCTGATATTTTAATGTTGTTTGGTTGCATTATAATGTTTTAAACCTATACTTTAGCTTCGTTAAAGTGAATTAAAAACATTAAACCACTTACAAGGTGGCCATGACAATGATCCTGAGCGAGCGACGGACGAAAAACACAGAAAAATTATTGTAATAAAATGATCTTATTGCAAATCATCTTTCTTGATGAACGTGACTGGTTTTATTGAAATGATTCAGTTTACTTATAAAAAGCTATCTAAGCAGGCTAACTCATATCCCGTTCATCAAGCTTAAGAGGCGATTTACAACGCCCGGGATATCTTCATCGCATTCACGCCATAGCTGCCGCGGGAGGAACTAAAATACTGATCATTAACCTCGCAGCAATTTAGTGCAAGAAAGCCCACCTGGAGAGCAAACCGCATCCCGGTTTAATTTTAAACGAAATGAGATGAGTGCCTTATTCAGCGCTCATAGAGCGACTAGTGCCCAACACTCGGGATTTTTTCTCCGTCAGAACGCGAAGACGCTGCGTCAGCGCCCGTAGCGCCGAGTTCCGGCGCATACCTGCGTTGAGCAACATTATGCCAAGAACGGCGACCAGAAAGGTGGCGCCGGGCCTCCAACACCAGGGAGCCCCGGCCCGACGCCACCGCCTTACGTACTGATTTTTAAGGGAGAAAAATGCAGACTGCGGGAATGATCACGCCCTTTGAAGATTCACGCGCGAAGTGAGCAGGGAAAATGCAGGCCACTGGCCAGACGTAAGAAAATGATGCAGTGGGCAGGCTTGGCCGCCCGCTGCGCAAGCAAGAATGAACGCCTCATACAAAATTGCGCCTCCCTCTTGCCAACCCGCCTTCCTCAGGCCAGAATACTGTACATTAAATCAGTATTTACAGGTGAGTCATGTTTGTAGAATTAGTGTACGACAAGCGCAACGTCGCTGGGCTACCCAACGCCGCCGAGATCATTCGCAACGAGCTGGAAAAACGCGTGCATGCGCTGTTTCCTGAAGCCGAAGTGCGCGTAAAACCGATGCAGGCCAACGGCCTGAACTCCGACGCCAGCAAAAGCGATCGTGAGAAGCTGAACCGAATGTTGGAAGAGATGTTCGAAGAAGCGGATCAGTGGCTGGTCACGGATATTTGACGGGCAGTAACGCTATTGACTCCCACTCAGCGGGAGTTTGCCGGGCGGAACGGGCCGCGTGTTTGACCGAGCCTCTCGGTGATAATGCCGGCGCCGATGCAATAGGCGGCCAAAAACCTACTGCACCGGCATTTTACCTGGCATCCACTTTATTTATGAAACCGCGTTGGTTTCCGATGACACGTCATCGTTTGATACCAGCGCGTCCGGCGGCAACACGTCCACCTCTTCACGCGCCGGCATGGCGAGGCGCAGATCGATCCAGCGCCCTTCCGGGATATCCATCGGTTCACCAGCTACAATCGCAGCAGTGTCAATGTCAAAGCGGCGTTTGCTGACCTTCACATAGATTGTGCCATCCTTGCCGGTGCTGGTTGAGACAAAGCATAGGCGGTTACCGTTGACGTCCTGCGGCACTTCGATGTTCCAGCCCTCTTGCGCAAAACCTAACGCGCCGGTGACTTTGTAAACGCCAACAGAAACACGTTCAGCAGATACCCCCGCTGCTTCACCGTTAACAGCCGCATAGCCTGACAGTGCAAAGCCGTCCAGGTAGTCATCAGCCATCTTTTCCGGCCCGCCGGACAGCCTAGCGATCGGAGACGCTTTTTTGATGAATCCGTTGGCGTCTACAGTTGTGTTTTTATCAGTCCACAGTTCAAATTCTGTATCGCTCAACCCATTTTCACTACCTACGGCAATTCGCACTCCATGCCGCTCGATGCCATTCCCTATCACATTGACGGCAGATAAAACAGTCCATGTATCTTGTGCTTTCATAACCAGCGCTGGCGCGTAAAGCTTCGTTATAGAACTCACCGTATTGACACGAATTATTTGGCTGCCAGTATCGCGTGAACGCAAAAATGCTCGGAACGCAGCATCGTCGGCAAACGACTTGACAGTACCGCTACCGCCAAAACCAAAGTCGCCTTTTTTCATAGCACCAGCAAGTGTCGCGGCCGCATTCTGCTCACTGACTTTTGCCGCTGCTGCTGATGCCGCTGATTTATCTGCTGACAACGCTGCATCGGCACGCAGGCGATCGACCGTCTGCACAATCTCTGGCGTGATATCACTTTCACCTGGACGGCGCAGGAAATCATTTAGTGTACCGGGTAGGGAGTCGGTATAAACCTCTATAGTGCCTACTCGTTCCGGCTGTGCGCCATAAACTGACACAATCACCTCGTAGGCACCTGGCTCAACATTTAGCGAATACCGGCCCGCATCATCGGTGACAGATTGCGACTTCGCTAAATTCAACACCGTGGAAGAAGTTTTCATCGAGCGCATCGTAATCGTTACGCCAGAACGAGAATCGCCGTAAGGCCCCTTCAATACGCCGCTGATTAATGTCATTGCAGTTTCTCCATAAGTTTTTTAATTATCTCGTCCTGACGATCAATTCTTTCAATCGCCTTATTTATTTCCGATTCAAGCTTATTAACCTTTTCCAAAAGTTCTTTTATGGCTTCAACATACAAAGCGGAAAGGCCCGCATAATTCATTGAAAGAATATTTTTATCGGACTTCCCTGTGCGTCATATCCATCGGTAAATGTATCAACCGCCGCAGGCAAGACTTTTTGCACTTCTTGCGCGAGCAAACCACAATCAGGCGAGAAAACAGGCTCTGGCCGCAATAGGTTGCTTTTCACGTCATACCTGGCGTAGCCGTTAATCTGAACGATTTTTTCCAACGCTCCTTCAAGTTTGACCTTGTTTATTTTCAATCTTTCGTCCGATTGGTTTCTCCATGCTTTAGCGAACGCTTCACCCGTCGAACGAAGATAGTACCAAGCATCCTCATTGTTCCATCCTTTAACACGAATGACATGCGCGACAAACTCATTGGTTTTTTCATGGAGGAAATTATACGAAATCAATGGTGCTGCGCTATTTCCCTTGAGCTCAATCTGACCGCCATATTGGTCTCCACCTGATGTTTGCCACCATGAATCATCAATCGTTAAGGCGGCTCTAGATGTTGCCTGGCCCTTACTCAGTGTAACGCCTCCTGACTTGTCAGCCTTTTTATCAAGATCTGACTTGTCGGCTTTTAAATTCAGCGCTGTGGTAATTCTGTTCCAGGCCGGGCCGGTGTAAGTGCTGCCGTCAGGCAGAGTTACCGTAATATTTCCGGTGCCGCTGAATACCTGTTGCCAGTTGGCTTTATCAAGGTTCAGCCCGCGCAGGGCTTTGGCTGTCTCTGCGGCCAGCTGGGCGGTAATGGTGTTCATCGCGTCACGCGGTACGGCATACCACGCGGCTCCTGCCTGCGTTGGGCCGTCATAGGCTTTAATCAGCGTCGCCTGTGTGGCGCTATCAACGGTTTTCACCGGTAGCGTATACGTGACGCCGCCGACAACGCTCACGATGAAATCACCGGCTTTCAGCTCGGTATTGAACGCCGTACCCGTACCTTTCACTACGGCGGAGTTGTTCGTTAGGGTAAGAGTGCCTGCGGGCATAGTGCTCTCCTGAATTTAGGCAACAAAAACCCGGCGCGGTGGCCGGGTTGCTTGGTGTTGAGTAACTTTTATTTATCGCAAGTCGTGCGCGTGAAGTTGGTTTTGCTTACCCAGCGCCAACCGAACGGGCCACCAGCTCTATATTGTGTCTGTTCAACCTGCTTGCGAACACCATAGATAGGAACTGATGTCTCCTGCCCAGCGATAAGTGCAGTTCCATAGCAAATAGGTTCTTGCTTTTCCAAAATGCCTGAGCACCCGGTGATTGATGACAACACCAATGATATAACAGCTAATCTTTTCATCCCTTTATTATCCCCTTTGCTGTGATATCCATATCCTATCATTGCTAGTCTTGATTAACGATCGTTTGCAACGATCAATCGCATTGATATTAATTGGTTATGTCGTTTATCTTCGTGATCAAAAGCCAGATACATCGATCACGTAAACCGAATCCTTTGTGTTGTGATAGACTACGTTATGAGCTGGCCCATTAGGGACATCCCACGCACCAGAATAAACAAAAGTATTATTCCCATCAAAATAGGAAAAGCTTGTGATTGGTTGCTGGAAAGGTCTTGGTTGGCTATTTCCAATGACAGCCGTAACGTAACCAGTGACGGCAGGTATTACCGCCCATCTTCCCGCAAGTGTTTCTTTGACATTATAACCAGAACTATCACTCCCTGGTTCTCCAAGCCTACGTGGTGCTGGCATGACTTTCGTCTCATTGGTTTGAATGCATCGTCCTTGCGAATCAAATATATTAATACCAAACTTCACAGCTGGCTGAAATTGTGTCGAGAAAACGTAAACATCTATGGCATAGGTACCATTACCAATGACTAATTTAGATGTAACGTATACACCTCCGCTCTCAGATCTAGATATTGAAGCAATAACTAAATTTGTATTTGCAAGCATTGCCATGATAACAGGCTTCGTTAAATCAATATCAAGTTGATCAGTTCCTGCTCCGCTTCGTTCTAAGCGAACCTTTTTTATTAAGCTCATTGGTGTGCTTTCTGGTGTCGCCCATGGCACTCCATCATTATCTACAAATAGCGCACCCCATGCCATAATCATTCCTTAACAAGATATATGATAATCCATCCAGAATTAGCAGGAGCCCGTCCCCCCCCCCATAAACCACTGGCGTCAAACATTTCTATAATGTTATTCCCAATAACTCTTACCCCTCTCCTTTCTTGAGTAAAACCTATCCCTTCCTGAAGGCTCATAAAGTCTATTTTGTATCCATTTGGCACAGTGAAACTCCATGCTCCAGCCTTCTGATTTTGTTCTACTCTAATTGTCCCGATTGTAAATACTTTAACAATGCCGGTATTGTTGGGGATGCCATTGGCGTCCCACGTTTGGAATCCCCAAGTCATTTTTCCACCTTAGTACTCGCCAATAGCCACTCTCAGAATCCCATTACTATCATAAAGCCTGATAGAATTATTGCTCTGAGTCATTCGGCCACCACTTCCAGTACCATTGTTCTCAAAATTCCCATTTTTATCCCATCTCCAGCCAACTGCACCCGGAACATAATTGTTGGACTGGATATAGTTACCAATCTTGGCATTATTGATTGAACCATCCTGAATGAAAGCATCGCTGATAAACACCTGGCCGTTAATCACAGCAAACGGCGAGTATTGCGTGTCGCCGCTGCCACTCATCAACACGAACTGATTGGCGTTGAACCCGATACGGGTGATGACGGGTTTGCCGGTTTCTGCCAGCACGGCGATCGACATGCCCGCGTTGTAGAACACGCCGTTAACCCTCACACCGGCTTTCAGCGTGTGGATTGCCGTTGCGCCGTCGGCATCGACTGTTGCCGTCAGCTTGTCCTCAAGTACCGCTGTTACGTCATCAATTTGCGCCTGCACCTGCGTAGACAGTTCGGCCATCGCACGATCGACTTCTGCTATTGTGGTTTTCACCACCAGAATATCAGCCCGCACCGTGCCATACTGCGCCCACTGGTGCTCAACCGTCGCGTTGTTGGCCAGCGCATTCTGAATGATGGCCTCAATGTTTGTGTCAATGTCGCCAGTGAGGCGGTCGCCGTCCTTGTCGGTCAGGAAGCCATCTCCGATGCTCTCCAGGTAGTCACCGGCGTTAGCGTTCGACTGCCCCTTAATCCAGCCAGTCCAGTCGCCCTGGTTGCCGGTTCGGTCTTGCAGACGAGCGCGGAACCAGAACTCCTGCCCCGCCTTCAACCCGGTCATGGTGTGGGTGTGCAGCGGGTACGGGATATCGGCCAGCAACATCGCGTTATTCCCGGCGGCGTTATCTGCATACTGAATTTCGGTTTTCAGCGTGTCCGCGGCCCCGTCAGGGAATCCCCAATCGAGCTGAATACCCCAGAGCAAAGGCGATGCCTTGAAGCCAACCGGCACCGGCGGCTTGCCTTCTTTCCCCTTCAGGTAGGTTTCCATCGACGTCGCCCAGACGGACGATATATCGCTGGCGTTGATAGCCCGCACGCGCACCAGGTAGCGCCCAGCGTAAATGCCTGGCACCTCGAATCCCAACGCAGATGTGCGCGGCACCGATACCCAGTTACCATTATCTTTCCGCCATTCCGCCTCATAGGCAATCGCATTATCCACTGCCCCCCAGGCGGCGCGCAGGGTGGTAATCGCGATACCCTGGCTCACCGAGGAGTAGCTGTCGATGGTGATGTTTTTCGGCGGGGCTTGCACGCCAGGAGGAATAATCGATATCGGGCGATCGTCGATGCGCGCGCCGGTATCGATGCGGGCGTACTTGTTCGGGTCATGCTCGGTAGCATTAATCGTAAAGGTGTTATCGCCATTATCGGCAATACCCACCACACGGTAGAGCTGAACAGCCAGATCATCAGCGTCGATAGACCAGGCAGACTCCGGCACGGGTATCTCGCTATAGGCCGTGGTAACGGTCACCACTCGATCATTCACCGCCTGCACGGTGCGAGCCTGTGCTTTGCCTGAAGGCAGGTTAACGATCAGGCGGTCGCCAACTTTAGCACCCGGCTTTCTGTCCAGTGTTAACTTGCGACCGTCCACCGCACTGATACGCCCACCGATCACCCGACCGGCAACCATCTGATCGGCCACGCCGACGATATGCCCCGGCATGGGGATCATGCCATCGAGGCCAACAGAGAAAGTAACCGTGCGGTCTTTGCTGTTGGTCAGCAATGCCCAGCGGCCCCGGCGGTTTGCCTCGCTCTGGCGGGTACATCCGATAGCCGTCAGCTCGGTTTGGTTCACGTCGTACCGGCGTACCAGGTCGCTATCAAATACAGCCTCTATCGCATCGGCATAGTGGTTCGCCGGATCAGACCAACTGACCATTGCGGTGCTGTAGCGGGTGCGCTCGCTGGCCGACGAGTAGGTAAACTTGCCGTCGATAACGTTGGCACGGGTATAGGTGAAGTCCATATCACGCGGCATATCCGCCAGGGCGACCATTTGGTTTTGTCCCCAATAGGTCATGCCACGGAAGATACCGGCCAGATCGCTCAGCACCGTCCAGGCATCCTCTCGGGATTGAATGTAAACGTTGCAGGTAAAGCGCGGTTCCATACCATCACCGCCGCGACCATCTGGTACCAGTTGATCGCAATACTGCGCGATGCGATACAGTTCAGACTCGGATACCTGGGTGGAGTCAATGCGATCGCCCAAGCCAAAACGATCAGCCAGGATAATGTCGTAGAACACCCAAGCCGGGTTATCGCTGTAGGCCCACTTAAAGCCCCCCGTCCAAACGCCGGTATAGCTGCGCGTTTCCGGGTCATAGTTGTCAGGCACGCGGATAACTCGCCCACGCGGCGCGCAACTGATCTTCGGGATGTTCGGAAACTGTTTGGAATCGAACTCAACGTACAGCAGCGCCGTGTTCGGGTAGCGCAACTTGGCGTCGATAATTTCCGTCAACGCCTCGATGTTCATACGGTCGGCGATACGGGCGCTGTTGGCGTTAGGCGTCAACCGGCGAACTCGCACCTGCCAGCCCGTGGTGGCTTTCGGTAAGTTGATGCGGTGAGAACGCTCATACAGCGAGGTGGTTTTATCGTCGATTGCTGCCGTTAACATTTCCTGATAGCTGCCGCCATCGGTGGCCACATCAATGGCGTATTCGATGCGGTAGCCGTTAACGTCGCCGTTGTCCTCTTGCTTTTGCAGCATCGGCCAGCCAAAGCGCAGACGCACAGCAGAAAGCTGCAGGTTCGATACTGACCGCACCCACGGCGTGCCGCTTTTCAGTTCTGTGCCGACGGTGATCTCGTTTTCGACAGCAGGAATACCCTGGATATAGTCCTGTGCCTGTGTGCCTGGGCGAAACTCCCAGCGGAAGCCGGGGAAATTTTCAGAGCCATCGGCATTAAGTGCGGGGGTGCCGTCAGCAAAAATGTTTGTGCCATCCAGCCCACCGGCAAACTCTCCCTCTCCCAGGGCAAATAACATCTTCGCTCTGGCGATCGATTGAATGCTGTCTGGCGATTCTACAGGCGTGTGGCCGCCACCACCGCCGCCTTTCCGCCCACGGATAATTTTCTGTGCCATATTTCGCCCATAAAAAAAGCCGCTATTGCGGCTGTCAATTCAAACGGATGTTGTTATTGCTGATCTTCGGTATAGATGCCAGCCGATATAACCGCTCCGCCTATCTCACGCGTGCCGTACAGCACGCCGACAGGATTACCCTGCGCCGTGGTGTTGACAGGTCCGCCAAAGGCATAGCTAGGCTTGTTGTCCTGATCTTGGCGCATGCGCAATCCTCCCATTTGCGGGGAGAGCATTTGAACAACACCACCAAGCGCTATTGCTGCACCGGCATAAGCCATAGAAGCCCACCCTCCCGTTGCCGAAAAAACACCAAGCCCAGCGGGTGAGAAGGCCATAGCCGCACCAATCAATGCCACGCCTAAAATAGTTTGGAATAGGCCAGCGCGCTTGCTCCCAATCACAACGGGAACAAGGTGAATATCTTCCGTCCCTTTGGTGAGTTCAAGCTCATCCTGCCCGACATTGCGCTTACCAACGAAAACTGAAAATGTCAGGCCGCGCTTGTGCGCCTCAAGCATGTAACGTTCAAAGCCGGGTAACAGATTCTTCATCGCATCAATCGCCTTTGGCACCGTTGGCGCCCGATATTTAAACTCTCGACCAAACACCTTTACCATAGGGCCATGAAATCTTATAGTTCTTACTTTACTCTCTATAAACATATAAATACACCTATGAAAAAGCCCACCAGTAGGTGGGCTTTGTTTGGTTTGATTTTAGGCTACGCTTTTATCCAATATTTAATTCTTTTTATGAACTGTTCATGAAGCGAGTTAGGAAGTAAATATTTAACGTAGTTAATATCTGGCTGAAACTCACCAAAAATATATGCAGGGTTAGTAGACTTTGCGTTCTTCTTGATACTTTCAGCCATTAGCTTTACTGCATTATCATTTAGAATGTAGGCATCATTAAACTTTTCGAATAAAGTAGTATGTTCTATATCTTTAATTGAGAACTTTTGATTTTTAATTCTTTCAAGCTCGTCGCCAATATCACTCCCGCAGTGCTTACATTTTAATGCTTCTTTTTTAACCAATTCAGCACAATATGGGCACTTTGCAAAACCATCGGATAAAAGAGAGTCTTCAATAGCTTTCTGATCTTTTTTTATGCACAATGAGTGAATTAGCGCTACTATGAATAATAATGCCCCATACAGCCACCACTCTCCAAAAGAACGCCCTTTGCTACTGGCTATAGCCGCTGGAATGCAACCAATTATTGCGCAACTAATTAATATTGCTATCAGATCCACATCACTACCTCCATATGTAATCACTAATAAGATAGTACCAGATAGCAAAGTTAATATCACATCAGCTCTATGTGACGCAGCACCTTCACAGTTCGCTCTTTCCAATAACCGCCGTAAGGCACCCGCTGGCTGAGCATGCCGTACATGTGGTGTAAAAGCATGCCGTCTTCGAGCAGAATACCGGCATGGTTCGCCACCGGTGCGGAAACCTGCATAATCACCATGTCACCCGGCAACGGTGGGCCGTCGAACTCTCGAAAGCCGCAGTCGTGCCAGTTGTCCATGTAGAGATTTTCGCCCCGTTCCCACCACGGATAATCAACGCGGTAATCCTGGAGCGCTATGCCGTGCTCCTGCCGGAAATAGCTCATGATCAGCCCCCAACAATCGGTATGCCCCAGCACGAACTGGCGGCCCACCAGCGGCAGTTCGCCGCGCGGCAAGAGGGTGCGCAAATCTCCCTCCGGCCAGCTGGCGATCGCCCAGGGCAACTCCATCGCGTCGCACTGCGCCTTGTCCAGTTCACTCGGCTGCGTGGTGGCGTCCGGGTGGCTGTGCACAATGAGAGTGATGGTGCCCCATTCGGCAGCGGCCACGTAGTCTTCCGGCGCCAGATGAAACTGCTCGGTGGGCTTGTCCGCCAGGTTGCGGCACGGGAAATAGCGCTCCACGCGGGACTTTTGCGCCACCACGCCGCAACATTCGCGCGGATACTCGGCCCTGGCGTGCGCCATAATGGCCGCCGCGGTTTTTTCTTTCATGCTCGCCCCCTACTGCCGGATCAAAGCCGCGCCGGGGAAGCCGCCGAACGGCAGCGGCTCGTGCTCGCCAAAGCGTTTTTGGCAGTCGCTCAGCAGCCCGCCGCAGCGATCTTGGCTCGGGTCATCCACCGGATTGCCCTTGTCGTCAAAGTAACGGCTACCGGCGTAATCGCAGCCCTTGCCGGTGCGATAGCCGCCGCGCGAGCACCAGGTGCACAGGCTGTGGATTTGCCGGGTCGGAATGCGCAATCCCCGCAGGTCCGCCGGGCTGGAGAGCTCGAATTCCACCGCCTCGTCGCTTTCCGTCGCCTTGCGATCGATGTAGAACACCTGCAGCTTTTCCTGCAGCGGATCGGCCGAAGAGTTCCCCTGCGGGAAGTTGCGGGCATCAAGGTAGTGCACCAGCGTGTCGTGGATCCGCACCTTGGCCTGCGCCATGTCCTCAAACTGCAGGCAGAGCGCGCTGATCAGGCCATTGATATTGGCGACCGACAGCTTGGGCGCATTGCCCTGGCTGTCGGCGGAGATCTCCAACCCTTCGACGCTAAACGGCCACGGGCCGTATTCCTGCCCCTGCCACCAGACCGATTTCGCCGGCAGTTTGGTTTCATCACCACCGGCGGCAGCCAGCTCTTGCGGCGTAAAAGGCAGGGTATCGCAATGAAAGCGCAGAATATCGGCGCCAAATCGGGTGCCGTCTACCTCAATCAGGCGGATGCGGTTGCCCGGCTCCAGCTTTTGCAAATCTGAATTCAGCATCATCTCCCCCCGGTTAAACGTGGAAGGCCTCGGTAAACGTGGCCGTCAGTGAATAGTTGTCCCCGCCCATGGCGACCGGCTTATAGCCCTCGCAGCGGTACAGGCCGGGAACCTGAGTTGGTGGCGTCCATTGGAAGGACTTCACCCCGTGATGGTTTTCCAGAAAGACGATGATCGGCGTGATGTAGTCATACTTGCCGACAAAGGTCAGATCCCAGGAGCGCACGATCGGGTTAATGCCGTCGCCGGAGACCTGCGCATAGCCGTCGCCAAACTGCGCCTTTCTGACGCGAAAGCGCATATCGCCGGCGGCATTGACGCGCGCCGGAAATTCAAATGTCTGAATGCCCATTACATCCCCTTGATTGCTTTCCAAATCGGCTGGCCAGGCATCAGGTTGCGGTTGATCACCTTCTGGCTTTCCTGCGCGGCGATATTGCCCATCTGTTTACCGAACTCGCCCCATCCCGGATCGGCCTGCGAACTGACGTTGCCGCCGTTCTCGATAGTGATGTAGACATTCGGCGCCGCCGCAGGCTGCGTGCCGCCGCCGATCGCCCGCACGCCGAGCGAACCGTCCGCGCCGCGTTTGAGCGGCATAATGGCCTCCGACCCGGCTTCGCCCATCAAGCCGGCACCTCTGGCGAACGCGAACAACGTGGGATTGCTGACGATCTGGCCGCTGAATGCGCTCAGCGAGGGCGAGGCGTATACGCCGCCTTTGGCGTTGGGGACATAGCCTTGCCAACCGGTCGGCATGCCCATCGCGCCTGAACCGGCCACGCCCGCGCCGGCGCTTGCCGCCCCGCCCAGCAAGCCGCTGCCGATATTCATAAAGGTGGAAAGAATGGTTCTGGTCAACAGCGCCTGCATCGCAAGATCGATCAGTTGCTGAATGATGGACTGCGTCATGGAGGTCATCAAACCGAGCATGCTTTGCTTAAAGTTTTGCGTCCCGGTCAGCAGATCGAACATCATGCCGGAGGTCCGTTCCCGCGTCATATCCACCAGCCCCATCGCCATCTTGTGCACGCGGCTCTGCCCGCCGAACAGGCTCAGCGCCTGCTGATACTGAGCGTCCGACGATTCTTGCGTCGCCGCCTGCATCAGCTGTTCATAGCGCTCTTTATCCAGAATGCCTTGCTGGTAGTAAGCCTGGTATTGCGCCTGCTGCTGCACCAGTTGGTTGTTAAGGCGAGCGACCGGATCCACATCACCGGCAATGTTCATACGCGGCGCGGCAAGCGCATCGGTTTCAGCCTTCAACCGCTGGCGCGTCGTTTCTTGCTGCTGCATCCGGCTGGCGGTGTGGTACTCGCGTTCGGTCAACAGCCGCCCGTCATACAACGCCTTCAGCTCCTTGCCAACCTCTTGCTCTTTACGCACCGCCGCCTGCCCTGGCGCGTATTGTTCAGCGAGCTGTTGCCGCTGCCGCTGGTACTTCTCGGCGTTCAGCGCCATCGCACGCTGCACATCGGCCTGCCCGGCACCGGCCGCCTTGGCCGTTGACGCCAGCTTGGCCTGCGCACTTTGTTCATCCTGGGTGATTTTTTCGAGGCTGCTCAGATGCGCCTGCTCGATTTCCTGACGCAGTTGTTGGTACTGATCAAGAGCCTGCTGTCGCTCACGTCCAAGATTATCTGTATTTACAATATCCAATGTATAAGCAGGGGGCGGAGAGGGCATCAACTGCGCCTGCGCAGTTGCAGTAGCGGGCAAAATATTACCTGCTGGCTGATTAAAATGACGAGCAGCCCCTGTCAAAACAAGAAGGTTAGCTTGGTCAATATTTTGCATACTAGTGCGAGTATTTTGAATCCCGATGTCTATTGACTCGAGAGCCGCTTCTGCACGCACCCGCGTAGCTTGCATCTGCTTTTGAACACCAAATATGTCACCCAGCCGACCTGGGTTACTCTGTATTCGTTCTATTCGCTTGTTTGCATAATCCAACAAGTTCTGCTGCTTATCTCGCTCACTAAGCTGTTCCTCGAGCTGCTCACTGAGATCTAATTTTCTAAGGGCAAGTTGCTTACTAGACAGTTTGATAAGCTCTGACGTAGTTAGAATCGCAGCATCTTTCAGACTCACCGCAGCCTCTTTGGCTTGCATTGTTTGCTCATAAAAGTATGCCATCCCCAATCCCGCCTGGATGGCGACACCGATCGGGCCACCAAGCATCCCCAGCGCAACACGAGACGCCGCGCCGACGCCTGATGTCGCCTGCGCCGCCCCGCGCGCCGCCGTCGCCTGATCGCGCCAGGCCGCCGCGCTGTCATTCAGGCCGCCGGCCAGTTTCAGCATCTCCTCCGCGCGGCTGCCGCCTTCGCCGGAAGCGCTGCTCGCCTGGCGGGCCGCGTCGTCCAACTGCTTCATCTGCGCCGTCGCAGCGACGGTGATGGACGCAAGTTCGGTGAGCGCCTGTCCATACTGGCGCGAGGTGGCGGCGAGGCCCTGCAGCGACAATTCAACGCCGGCCAGCCCCGCCAGTTTCCCCGCCAGGCCGCCAAGCGTGCCGCCGATACGTTGATATGACTCGTCGGTCTTTTTCGCGTCCTGCTGAGCCTGGCGGTTAAATTTGGCGGATTGTTCCCCGGCGGTACGGTAAGCCGCCGTCAGTTTGTTTTTAAAGTTGGTGTCATTCAGTTGCAACCCGACGACCAACTGTGCGGTATCAGCCATTTCCCAGCACTCGCATAACGTCAGCACACTGCATATCAATACTGCTTTGCGCGGGCTGACCGGATTGATGAACGGGGGCACTCTCCGCCGCATCGGCCGTCATGCCTTGCAGTTTGAAGTATGCCCGCCAGTGATTCAGAATGTGCGCCGGCAGCGCGGCGATCTTGCGAGGATCCGACTCACCCCAGCGATCGGCCAGTTGGAACACCAACATCAGCCAGGGCGAGTCAGTCAGTTTTTTCCGCTTCCTCCAGGCTGCCGACCGCATGGCGCTTGACGGCGCCGATGGCTTCGACCAGCGTTGGGTTGTCGTGCGCCGCCAGCAGATCGTCAACGCTCGGCAAGGCGCCGGCCGGAATGCGTTTGCCGTCCGGCGTCATCAGGCATGACAGCAGCAGCTGCACGTTAAGCTTCGCGGCTTTGTTCATGTCACCGCTGTCGATGGCGGCCTTCATGCCGTCTTCGTTTTCCTGCAGCTCCGCCGCTTTCAGGCGGCGGATAAAGGCTTTGGCGCCAAAGATCTGCGTTTCGATCACGTGGTCGTCGGATTTCAGCAGCGCCGCTTTCAGCGCTTTCAGATCGTATTTCTCAGTCATCGGTTTTTCCTTGTTCATATCATGTGCTCTGCATAAAGAAAATTGCCGCAGGCCACATGGCCCGCGGCGGAAACGATCGCGTCGAACGCCCTCAGGCGTTAACCCAGCGCGATCGTCGGTTCGTCACACCTTCGGGGTAACCGAGCCCCAGGTGTTGCTGTTTTGCTTGCCCTGAACGGTAATCTGAATGACTTCACTCGCCGGGGCGGTGATCTCATTCATTTTCCAGCCGGACAGCGACAGGATGGAGGTGGAAGTGCGGCCGTTCGGCAGCTCGACGTAAAACTGTACCGTTTCGCGCTTGTCCGCCGCATTCAGCAGCGCCGCGAAATCGGCGTTGGACGGATCGTCGATGAAACCGATGGATTTCTCCGCGCCTTCCGGCAGGTCGGAAATAAACTGCTTGGCGGTATCCAGCAGCGTGGTGCAATCGACAAAACCGCCGGTTTGCCCCATTTCACCCACCGCTTTACAGTTGGTCAGCGCCTTCATGGCCGTGGGCGCAGCCCCAACGGTGCCCCATTTGACGATAGTGCCGGCAGGCAGCATGGCGTATTCTGGCGAAGTTTTATCAGCCATAGTTTTTCTCTCTCTTTTTTGATGAAGGATGGTAGCGGTCGCTACCGGTTTTCGATGCCATAGCGGACGTTAGCCGCCAGGATGCGTAACACTTGGTGCTTATGGTGATCCAACGCAGGGCGAATAAACGGGGCGGCGGCTTGCGTTGCCGTGCCGTACTCCTGCGCCAGGGCTCGGTGGTAATGCTGTTTACTGGGGCCGACGCGCAACGTCACCGCGTTCCATCCAGCAACGGCCGGGCGTATCGCGATGCCGGCGCTCAGCGAGGGTTCGCTGTTTGGCGCCCCCCGATCGGCACACTGCCGCATCGAGCCAAGGACCGGGGCCAACGCGGCGTGGCCGGCTTCCGGCAGAATGTGGCTGGTGACCTCACGCCGAATCGTTTCCAACCGGCGAGTCAATTCCGCCATGCCGGAAACCTTCATGGCGATCACACCGCCACCTCGGAATGCGTGATGAGGTAATCGCGCGCCATCCGATACTGAACGCGGTTATCCGCCAGGGGCGTGGCGCTCTGCAAAAGGGTACTGCGCGTGACCGCCTGTACCGGCCATTGACCGATATGGCCATGCCGAACCCCTTCCCAGGCATTCAAAACCGCCTTATCCAGAGCGATCAGCCGGGAGTAATCGTCGATCACGTACAGCACGATCTGAAAACGGCTCTGCACCAGCGAGCTGTCAACCAGACCGGTGTTCACTTTCAGATCGCTGATCTTCTGATAGGTCACGCCTTCTTGCTGCGAATCCGGCAAGATCAGCGGGTAAGCCGCCAGATGGGTTAGCGCGGCCAGCGAGCGTTGGATTTCATCTTCAATCATTCGGGCAAGGTCTCCGTCGTTTTGAGGGGGGAATCGTTGTGCAGACGTATTCGGGCATCAGGACAGAAACAGCGCGCGTTCCGCCGCGCGCCGGGCAACCAACCCATCGAGCCGCACGCCGCCCGCATTGACCCATCGACCGAACTGGTCGGCCGCTCCCTGCCAATCGCCGGCGTTCAACCGGCGCAGCAGCGTCGAGTTCTCCAGCGCGCGCAGGCCCAGGTTATAGGCAAAGCTCACCAGCGCATCGAACTGCCCCTGCGTGATCGTCACCGCCACCCGCCGTTCGACGCCCTGTTCGAATTGGGCGATGCCGCACAGCAGCAAATGCTCGGCCGTTGCGGCATCGATCGCCATGCCGGCACCCACTTTTCGTCCTGCGACCGGCTGGGTCCAACCGTAGCCGATGGTCCAAACGCCGACCGAGTCCTGATAAGCCTGCAATCGCAAACCTTCGAAACGCTTGATCAGCGCCATGCCATCGTCACTTATCTTCATGGTTTCCTCCTGACGCTTTATTGAGAAATCGGCGTTCCAATGCCTTGATCAGCGATGCTCCCGACCATCCCGCCATGCCACATACGCCGCCCATCACCTCCGAAGGCCAGTCGTAATGCAGCGCAATCATCACCATGGTCAAACCGGCGAAAATAGAGACGAACAGCTGCAAGAACAGCGTCCTCCAGCTAAAGGTTTCGCCGTTCAAGACCTTGAAGGAATAGCTGGCGATCGCCCCCAGCAGCGTCATGCCGAAAGCAAGCAGCATTGAAAGGATGTTTGGTTCATTTTTCCAAGGCATAATCATCACCCTCCCCTTGCCGGGGCATAGCCCGATCTTCGGGAGTCATGGAAAAGAGCCGCTAAATGCGGCGCTTCTCCCCGTCATTCCTGTTCCATTTAAAAAGCGGCCATTTACGCTGTTGAAGCTCTGCTGAGCCTGGGCAGATAAATAAGATTGCGCTGTTTTATAAAGAAGAGGGATTAGCCTCCCGTCGTGGTCATTCAACGACAGTCATTATTCAGTGAGTGATTGACCGTTTTGACAAGGAGGCTAAAAATGAAAAACCCCGCCGAAGCGAGGTTTAGTTATCGTGCGGCGGCGCCGGCAACGACTCAGTTTTATCAGATTACGCGTTTATTTGCGTACGCGTGAGTCTTTTATTATAAAAAACAAAACCCCGCCGGAGCGAGGTTTGGCTATCGTGCGGCAACGCCGGCAACAACTCAGTTTTAGCAGATTACAGTCTTATTTGCGTACGCGTGAGCTTTTATGATAAAAATAAAACCCCGCCGAAGCGAAGTTTATCTATCGTGCGATAGCGCCGGCAACGACTCAGTTTTATCATATTACCGGCTTATTTGCGTACGCGTGAGCTTTTTTTAATTATGGCGACGCGCAAGATATTTTACTCGCCCTTGCTATTCCTTATGTCATTAGGAGGCGAGAAATAAACTCTCTTCGATTTCAACGGCAGCCTTTTCAGCGATCCATACTCAACGTTATATCCAGCATCGCCAGGCATCCACCGATAAATCCCTCCGCCGTTTGCATCTCTTTACGTATCGTACCGTCTGAACATTTCCTTTTCAGGGCAATCTTGCGCAGAGATATGCCATAAACATGGTGGGCAATGATGAGATCGAACTCTTCGGGTTTGTATTTCTTCAATCTGCCCACGCAACCGTCGATCACCAGGCCGTCATCATCGCAGCAGGAAAGCTCGCCATTCGATTTATAGGACAACAGCCCTTTGAACCCGGCGGCAATGGGGGAATAATCAATGCCGCTGTTATCCCTGGCCCATACGCCCCATCGCTCCAACACTTCATTCATATCTCTCATGCTTCCACCTCCTTTGGGCGTTTGCCACATCGCCAGGGCTCCATGTCGCTTACCGACGTCGGTCGAGCCGTTGTGCTGCTCGGCGTACTCGCCGAGGAATGTCGCACCAAATACTGTATAAATAAACAGTATCAAGTATACCCAGAGGTATCTTTTTTCAATAGCGAAAAGCCATTTACCTGCAGCTAAATTTAGGTACGATGGCCTCATGAAAAACGAGCAAAAATTGCACCTGCAGGAGATGCGGCGAGAGCGCCTGATCATCCTGATCGACAACCTCGGCGTCGGGGGCCAAAAGCGCCTTGCCGAGGCGCTCGGCATTGCCGCTGACTATGTCTCTCGCCTGCTCTACCCGCCGGGCAAGAAAGGAAAAAAGGCATCAGTGGCGATATGGCGCGAAGGATTGAGCAGTACTTCGCCGTGCAAATCGGCTGGCTGGACGGCCTGGAGCAAACCGGGCTACGCCCCGCCAGGAAGAAGGCCGCGCAGGCCCCAGGTAAAACGCTGCCGCTGTTGGCGTGGACACTGCCGTTGTCTCACGAACAGCTGAACAAAGGGACGGTCGTCCACTACCCGGCGATGGTGCAGTGCAGCGCTCAGGCCTACTGGCTGCCCGTGCGGGATGACACGATGAGTGGCTCTACCGGTGCCAATTACCCGAAGGGCGCCTTGATACTTGTCGAACCCGCTGCGGCCGGGATTACCGAGCTCGTCTCCGGCGACAAGGTGATAGCGAAACGCTGCAACAATGCTGAGCTCACCTTTAGAAAGTATGTTGAGGAAGCAGGGCATCGATGGCTTAAGGGGAGCATGCCGGATTGCCCGGCGCTGAATGCCGATGAGTACGCGATTATCGGAGTGGTGCTTGGCGCCTGGCTGCCCTAG